CGCCCATCGCAGCCTGTATGGCCTTGAGGATCAGCGTCTGGATGATGACCTTACCGATATGTTTAACCATATTCAAGGCCCACGCCCCCATGTCCTTGTCCGTGTTCATAGCGAAGTCCGCTACGCCCGAGGCCAAAGATTGCATAGTGTCTCCTGCAACCGATCCCAGGGTTTCGAACATCGAAGTGACTTGACCAAGGCTTACTCCCGCGGAATCTGCGAAGTTAACCCAAAAGCTATCTTCGCCCCCGAGTTCTTCTATGCGCTGCAGCTTCTCAATTGCGGGAAGCAGCTTCTCGTCTATCTTCTCGTTCAGTTGGTCGAAGAGCTCCGGAGGTATGATCCCAGCTGCGAACACTTCGTCAAGAATTAGCTTTTTCTCGGCCATCTGGTCCAGGGCTTCCAGAAGGGGATCCAATTCATGTTGCAGGTCGAGGAAGTCGTCCATGAGTGCCTGCGACGGTCCCGATCCTGCCCCGTCTCCGCCGCCGCCCGGGATGGGCAGGGGCTTCTTAACCTTGGTCTGGGCGAGCAGTTCCATCGCTGCTTTAGTGTCAGTGTCGAGCTTTGCCAACCACTCCGCCCCAAAAAGAGCATCCATGAAGGAGCCTGTGTTGACCCCATCTGTCAGGAATGCGGATATGTCGTCGAAAGTACGTACGACTATGCCCTCGGTATCGAAGAGTTCCTTCTCGATGCCCGTCTTTGCGTCCTTGAAGTTCTTGTTCCAGGTAACGGAGCTCCAGCCATCTGTCCCAAGCTGATGCAGGGACCTGCCACCCGCAAGGATGACAGCAAGCATATCGGTCCAGCCCGAAACGATGGAGGTCAGGATGCCCTTGGAGTCATCTCCGAATATCTTGAATCCCCCTAGGAACCCATCGAGTGCGTTCATGAGCTTCTGGAAACTCTTGACCCAAAAGTCCAGCGCAACCTTGATTGCAAGCTGGATTCTTTCGAACACCCGAGAAATGAGTGCCCCTACGGTGACCATGCCACCGCCTAGTTCAAACCCAGTGTCCCAGAAAGCAACGAGAGACGCAACTGCGCCGCCGACGATGAATGCAATCCCGCCTATCGCGAGCGCGAAAGGGCCAATTGCGCCTAGAGCGAAGTACAAGGCAGACCCAACGCCTATGATGGCCAAGGTGAGGGCACCGCCGCCAAGGAAAGAGCCCCAGGCCTTCAGTGTAGTCAGGAGATCGTTGGCAGGTTTGCCACCGTCTTCCAGGACTTTCGACCAAGTCATGAGGGAGGTCGTCAGGTCCTTCATCTTACCCTTGATGAAGTCAGTTGCGCCGAACTCCTTCAAGAGAACTGCGGACAAAAGTGTGGCCTCACGCGAGACGGAAGTCCCAAGCTGTTCGAAGGACCATTCGTACTTGTCGAACATCGCTTGCAGCTGTGGCAAGGAACCAGAAAATGCCGCAACCAGGACCTTAGTAGTGAGCTTTCCTTGTTCGCCGAGGCTCTTGAGTGCGCCGACGGACACGCCCATGTGGTCAGCGATAACCTGAGCGACCACGGGGGTCTGCTCTAGGACGGAGTTAAGCTCCTGCCCTGACAGTCTATTCGCTGCGAGACCCTGCCCAAACTGCCGAAGAGCACCTTCAGCTTCCTGAGAGGTTGCGCCACCAAGCATCGCTGCCTTCTGGAGATTCTCCGCGATCTTGGCGACTTGTTGGGAGTCGATACCCGCGGACTTCTGCGCCAGAGATATGCGCTGCATGACTTCACCCACTCCGGTTATGGAGGAGTTCATCTCGCGGGCAATCCTGATGGTCTCTTGCATTCTGAATGCGGCGTCTTCCTGGCTGGATGAGAACACCTTGGTCTGGTTCGTCAGTTTGGTGTAATCGTCGGCGCTCTGGGCGAGGGCGGACCCTGCCCGCTTCGCCATGAGGCCAACCCCAGCCAAAGCGAGGCCGAGGCCTGCCATTGACTTGGAGGCTTTGCCTGCGCCAGTCTGCCTTACATTAATTCTTACGTTTTCCGTTGCCATATCTGTTCCCCTCCTACAGGGTTAAAGCTTCTACTGTTTGTATCCTCTGCGTCCGCCACCGCGGACCAGGAGCCTGACACCATTGGTTGCCCGTGACAGGCCTGTCATTACTGCGGCCCGCACGAACCCCGCGGGGGTCTGCGTGCTGCTGCCTTGGTCTAGCTTATTTATGTAAGTGGCTCCGTTAGTCAGGGCGGCGCTCTTGGCGCTCGTGCCTATCGAGGAGCTCATTCGACCAGTGGTGCCACCAACCCCGTCCTTGGGGGCGCTGTGCTCATCTATGGCACCTGAGGCACCATTCCGGTGACCCTCCCAGGCGCTCTGTGCTGCGCCGGACTTGACAGGGGTAGCTTCCACTACATCGTGGCCAATACTCTTAGCCACGGCGGCTACAGCCTCGTCCATGTTGTCTTCTATCAGCTCTGCATAGAAGTCCATCTTCCGGGCAACAGCGCGCGCGTTTGATGTGATATTAGCCACAATGTTCCTTTCGTCCCCGGGGGCCTTTCGGCCCCCAGGGGATGATGCTACCAGTCGGGGTCAGACATCTTGGATCGCGCTTCTGCGGACCCGTGGCCACCTGCCTCTTTTGTGTTGGCGCTTGCGGCGTTCACCGCCCGACAGTAAGCCTTGTCCATCTCTAGTATGATGTAGACAAGGTCCTCGTACAGGATGTCATCGTCGGTGTAGCCATTCCGTTCCGCGAAAGCGTCTATCGCGGTCCAGGGTATCCGGCCTTGACACATGCCTATGGTACGGCATGTGTCCAGAGTCCAGAAGATGTCGAAGTACCCTAGAAGGTGATCGGGGACCTCCGGTCGGATAACCGACTGAGGTATGTCCACGCCAGCTTCTACGGCTGCTGTATAGACCTTCTCTGCGTTGTCCCCCCACTTTATGGACCACTCAAGAAGGTCGATTAGTTTTTTGCTGACTCCTCGCGGTCACCCATCATGAAGTTAGCGACCCGGTTGGCCTCTTCCCAGATGTTCTCTCGGAGCTGAGGCAGGTCGGTCAGGACCTTCTTGCAGGTCTCGACGGAGAACGGCAGTTCTTCGCCATCTCGGTCGTAGATGCCCGACCAGCCAGTAACGAGAGTCTCGGACATGACGCGAATGAGGATCTCCTCAGCGATGTCATCGTTGACACCACCAGAAGAGGCTGCCAGCTGATGCGGGCGGAGGAGCTTCTGCATGAGAGCAGCGTAGGCCTTGTTAGACCCACCTGCACGTGCAATGTTTATAGTGACTTCAACGTCACCATCTTGGAAAGTCATAGCGAACCCAGCGGACTCGCGATCAATATCAGTTTCGAACAGGGAGTAAATAGACATGGGGGTTATCCTTGTAAGTTGTTGGACTAGGGGTAGTGAATGGGGCCCCCTCCAGGAGAGGAGGCCCCAGGGTCATTATGCGGAGAACCTCGTGATCTTCAGAGTATCGCCCGTGTTCGGGTTAAGGATAGCCTGGAAGCTCAGGTTCAACATAACATCTTCGTTCTTGCTTCCTACTTCCGGGGAACCTTCGGAGAACTTGACGCGGGAGAGGTCGAGGACCAGGGTGTTACCCGCGTTGTCGTTGAAGGAAATGGAGAAGGAACTCTCAGTGTTGGTCACGACCTTTTCGGCCAGAGACTTGTCGTCGAAATAGGTGTTGAGAACACCGGTAACCGTGAACTCACCAGAGCCGATGGAAACGGCACCGAGGGAGCCAACTGCGTTGCGCTCTCGGAGGTTGTTCTCGATCTCGATGGTAGCCTCGGTGACGAAGTTAGCACCAGCAATGGTGTTGCCTGCTTCAACGATCTGCCCCACGTTGGAGGAAGCGTTGAAGACGTTGAAGGAACCGGAAGCGGTAGCATCCTGATCCGACGCGCCAGTTACGCGAGTGGTGGTGTACTCCTGAGTCGAGCCCGTGAAACCAAAGGCGCAGGTAACGAGGGACTTCGCAGTGGCGGTCATGGAGAAAGTTCCCGGGACCATTCCGCGGAGGTACTCATACAAGGGAGTGTCCTGGTCAGCGAACTTGCGCTCGATGGTGTAGGACTGCTGGGTGACGCCGTTGACGAGGGTGTCTCCAACCTCGATCACAACGGATGCGCCAGCTATCTCGGTGGATGCGCCAGCGGAGCGGGTGACGGGGATGGCGGTTGTGGTGACGGTGCCACTGACCCGGTATACTCCGTTGATGGTGCTGTCTGCGAAACCAGAGACGCGGATCCACTGTCCCTGGACGAGGCCCAAGGTAGTGAAGTCTTCGGCTACAGTGGTGATCTCGGTCGCGGTGATTCCGATGTCGATTGCCGAGACGTCTGCGGCGGCGTTGAGCGCCCAAGTGGACTGCATAACACCTTCCAACAGTTCGTCATGGATCTCGTAAGCCAGCTCGGAGTCGAACCCGCCAGCGGTGGAACCGCCAGTGAGGATCAGGTCGCTGATCTGTCGGTCATCCCGGATTACTTCGGAAACAACCGTCTCAGGGGTGAAGCCCAAGTCGGATGCGGAAGTGAAGGGGATCGACTTCAGTGACGGAGTGGCGGGAGTGACCCCGTAGTCGGCTTCCTTGATGGCGCGAAGTGATACTCGATTAGTATCGGACATAATTTAAATTCTCCTAGGATATTCTATCGTAAGTGAAGCTGGTAACTACATTGATCTGCCAGTATACACCGTCAGATCCCAGTTCGTTGATTTGTGTGTCGCGAATGCGTACACCCAGAGTGTGGTCTGCGTCCTCTAGGGCATTCGCCATAGTTTCCGCTAGGTCTCGGATTGCGGTAGTGCCTTTCCCTTGAGGGATGAAGATCTGGACGTATGCGTCTCCGTAACGTCTGTTGACCTTACTCCCGGACCCCGCGCTTCCGAGGGAAGCCCGTTCGCCAAAGGTATGCCTTACAACTGCGCGCCCAAAGACGGCCGGAACGTCCGGCCTGTCGGCGCCTTTATTGTCGTAATAGAGAGGGGCGGAAGTTGCTCCGTCCCAGGTAGTCTGTATCAGGGTAAGTACCGCATCAGCGGCTTCGTTTTGCGTAGTCGCGGCTGCCATTAGTTACCCACTTTCAGTATGTACAGGTAGGCCTCATTGCCAGGGCGAATGTCCATGACCTGTTTTATCTCCCAGGTCTTGTCCCCATCCACGATCTTGTTTTGGATACTAGGCTTCGTGATGCCTTTGGCGGCGATGTAGACCACCACCGAGTCCGTCTCAACCGGAGACAAGACCAGTCGGGATACTGCGGACAGTCTCGCCTGCAGGTCCCGGGCGTTCTCGTCAACGAAGACGCCGTAGGTGGTCTGGTAGGTAGAGGATATGGTGTCCGTGGAGTCTCCCCAGGGCTTATCAGAGTTGCCCAGTGTGGTGGTGTCTGTCTGGACCTTTATCAGCCGCCCGTTCTTTTGGATCAAATTCTTCGCTGTATCTGCCAAGCTCATCGTATAACGCCTCCTCCCGAACTGCGAGTGAAGCCACTGCGCAGGATGATGCGATCTGCCGTGGGGTAGGTCTTCTGGACCTGGATGCCCCGAGAGGAATCGTACCGGACTTCGGTCTCAAGGACGGCGACCTTCTCGCGGGAGTAGATCACGGCGCGAGGGTCGTCTTGGTCCGGGGTCGGGCTCAGGGTCTGGACGCCCGTACCGTCTCCAAGTACTTGAAGGGCGTACTCACAGGTAGCGCTCAAGATCTCGGCGGGTACTATCTCAGATACGTCGGTTCCATTTCGGTCATATAGTTCGAACCGGGGGAACTGCAGGGCCTGCGGGTCCACGTCGTCAAAGATGACGGACTTGAACACCCAGCGCTCGTCGATGTACTGAGTCGCGCGGATCAGGGATACGCAGGTCTCGTCCTCAGAGGACTCCGCCCAGAGGTCGTTCCCTCGGAGCCTGTGGTATTCCGTGGCATCCGTCAGGGATATGTAAGTGTTGGCGGTGGGGAGGCCAGAGCCATCCTCTACGACCAAGTCGATTTCAGTGAGTGCCATTAGATTAGGTCCTTCGCAATTGTGACCTGCCCATAAAGGACGGTGGAGATCTCGCCGGAAGCGGTGGTCAGCTGAAGTTCATGGTAATATTCACCGGAAAGGGCATCAGTGTCCGCGGGGGACAGGGTGATGGAGCAGACGCCGGAGAGTGGTGTAGTAATCACAATGTCTCCGGGGAGGCCGGAGGCCTCGCCTACATAGCTCCAAATACAGGCCCCATCAATGAAGGGCTGCCCACCAAGGCTGGCGCCACCATTCGGAGCGGTGGTGCCGGATAGCTCCTCGCCCAAGCCCGCATAGGTCCAGTCGGACCCGTCGGAGACGATAGAGTCACCGCCTCCATAGAGCTGGTTGGGGAGCCAAGTAGTAGCGGCGACGGTGCCCGTGGAGTCCTTGGTCAGTACGGCGGCACCCTTAGGGGAGACCGTGTCCGTGGCCTTCTTGGAGAGAGCCCAGATGACGGAAGCGCCGGTAATGTCCAAGGGACTTCCAGCGTCGTCGTTGATGGTGACCTGGAGGAGCCGGGAGTCGCCAGACCGCATCGAGAAGTCGTTTTGTGTTCCGATAGCCATCTCGGTTATATCCTTTGTAGGGGGTGGTTTCCCAGGGCCCTCTAGGGGCCCTGGGTCTAACAGTCGGTTACTTCGAAAGACGTCGAGGTGTCTGTGTCCCCAGTCATTGTTTCCGTGACCTGGGAGGAACCTGTCATCTCTAGGTCGGGGCCTGTGGCTCCGACCAAGGGTGTAGTGGACGTCCTTCGGGCGGTCAGGACGATAGGCGGCTGCTGCGCAGCCTCAAAGTCCGGGGTGCCCGGGGTGTCGCCAGAGAGTGTTTCCGTACCCTGGCTGGCCCCAAGTATGTCCGAGTCGATGGTGTATGTGCCCGCCAGCAATGTGGTGCTGCTCTGGGATGCCACTAGGGCTTCGGAGAACAGCGCCTTGGCTGTCATGGCGTCAATCGTTATCTTGTTCCCGATGAGGAAGATCGGGCAACCACCTACAGCGCGTACCTTTGCGCCTTCGGAGCCTACCGTAACTTCGATAGTTCCCGAGGACAGGCCGCCCCTGATTAGCTGAGCGAGCGTGGGAGTCAACGTGATGTCAACAGTCCCGCCCGTAGCCTCCAGGGAGGTCACCAAAGAGGCCAGGGAAGACAGGGTAACGTCTATGCCCATATCAGCGCTCCCGCCCATAAGGGCGTTCAGTGCTGCGGTCTCGTCGAGGACGACGGTAGCTTCCGCCGATCCACCAGCAAGGCGGAGAGCGTCGGTGAGTGCGTCAATAGTAACGGTAGCGTCCGCCGATCCACCAGCGAGGCGGAGGGCGTCGGTGAGCGCGTCGATCTCAACGGTAG